ATCATACAGGGTAAATGGCAACTTTAACAGACACAACTATTGCTTCTACCTATAAGCAATTATTAAAAATCACATCTGAAGGTGTTGGTGCTGACGCTTCTGCTAAATATGTAGAAGATGGTTTAGGTACCGATACTGCACTATCTCTTAGCACAACACGTATTGGTATAGGAACTGCAAGCCCAGCAAATATACTTCATATTGTACATACAGGTGGTGATAGTAATGCAGGAATAAAAATAATTTCTACAGCTAGTGATAGTTTTAACTGGATTACGGAAGCAACAAACTCTAACCTTGCTGCAGGAGAACATTTAGTTCATATGTTTGGAAAAGAACAGGCAACTAAAAATAGCGCCCATATTGGATTTACATTTAATTCAGACCATGGAGATGACAATACTCTTAATCTTGGCTTTTTTGGTGCTAATGATATTTTAAATGTGACATCTGGTGGAAATGTTGGTATAGGAACTACAAGTCCAAATAGACTACTTCGTGTAAATGCAGCTGATGGTGAACAAGATAATACATCGGTAGCAATGTTTGTAAATCTTGAATCAACATCTGGAAGAAGTAAAGGTGTTGATATCCAAGCAGGTACAAGTAACGATGATTATATGTTAAGTATGGATGACCAAAGTGGTAATACAAAATTTAGATTTACTGGAGCTGGAAGACTAGGCATCGGACAGACAACTGTAAATGCTATGCTTGACATTGATGATGATGGTGCAGATACAGGGATAGGTGTTCCCCAAATTAGAGTTGGTAGTATAAACAATACGGGTGTTTATGGATTAATTGGATTTGGATGGGGTGGAAGTACTACATATTCACCAGTTACTATTGGTGGTCTTGGAACAAGTGGTTCAGGTTCTGTTGAAGCAGACTTTGTTATAAATACAAGAGATGGTACAAGCGATGCAGTTCCAGTTGAAAGAATGCGTGTTACACACGATGGCAAGGTTGGTATAGGAACTACAAGTCCAGCGAGAATACTTGATATACAAGGAGCAGGTAATACAGATGGTATAAGATTTAATAATACTGGTTATTCTTATTATAATGAAATATGTAATAATGGCGATGGTTTAATCTTTAGAGTAGACCCAGGAACATCTGGTGGTTCTGGAGTAGATTTTAGATGGACTATTAATGACGATGAAAAAATGAGACTTAATCAAGGAGGCAGGTTAGGTATAAATGCTACAACTGTAAATGCAAGACTTCACGTTAATGAAGGAACTTCTGGACAAGAGAATGTTTATTTAGACCATACTGCAAGTGGTTTGCAAACAATGATATTGTTTAAAACTCAGGGTACTACAAGGGGAACTATTCAGTCTGATAATTCTCCTTCAGAAACGCATTATAATACTTCTTCCGATGAAAGATTAAAAGAAAATATTGTTGAAGTTGATGATGCCTTGTCTATTGTAAATAAAATACCTGTTAAACAGTTTAATTTTATTGAAGATGAAAATAATACTCCTGTTATTGGATATATAGGGCAAGAGCTTATAAAAGAATATCCAAGAGCCGTTTCAGTTACCAAAACTGATGAATATGATGACCATCACATGGTAGACCAATCAAAGATGGTAGCTGTATTAATGAAAGCAGTACAAGAACTATCAGCAAAAGTAGAAACCCTTAAATTAAAAGTAGAAGAATTAAAAACAGAATTACAAGATACGAAAGATTATGTAGATCATAAGCAAGATTACAATTCAATGGCAGGAAGAATAAATTCCTGTGAAGCAAGAATAGCTAGTTTGGAAAAAGAATAATATGGCAACAGGAACATTAACAGGGCAAACGATTGCTAACACCTATAAGTCTTTATTAAAGATTACTGGTACTACAGCTGGTGGAGAAACTCTTCATGCCACAACATTAAAAGTAATAGAGGATGGCGATGGAAATCCATTTCCGTTTTCAGCAGCTACTGATGCTATAATGATTAACAGCACTAATCGTTTAGAGTTTGGTGACAATGCTTCATATATACACCAATCAGCAGATGGAGTTTTAGATTTAGTATCTGATACAGAAATAGAATTAACAGCTACCACTATTGATATAAACGGTGCTGTAGATATGTCAAGTACATTGGCTGTGGCAGATGATATTACTCTTGCAAATAATAAATACTATCAAGTAAAAGATACAGCAGGATCTAATATAAGAGTTATTGGATTAGCTAATAGTAATGATGTTTATGTAGGATTTATTGATGATGCAACTGGAACAGGTTCATTGTATCTTAGAACTGGTGGCACAAATGCTTTGACTTTAGACAATTCACAAGACGCTACTTTTGCTTCTTGGATTACTGTAACAGAAGGATTGATTGTCAATGAAGGTGGTGGTGATAATGATGTAAGAATAGAATCGCAAAATCAAGCTAATATGTTTAGAATTGATGCAAGTACAGACAGGATTGGTATACGAGAATCTACACCATTAGCAACTTTACATATTAAAGAAGGCGATTCTGGCTTATCTTCATTAAATGGTAGTGGAACAAATTTATTCTTAGAAGCAAATGGTGCAAATGCAGCAGGAATGACGATAGCAAGCGGTAATACTGCAAATGGATATATCATTTTTGGTGATTCTGATTCTAATTTTAGAGGTGCAATACAATATGACCATAGCTCACCAGATAAAATGCACCTTGTTACAGCAGGAAGTCAAAGATTATCAATAGACCAAAATGGGAGGGTGGGCATTGGTGATTCAAGTCCTGGCTCTCCTCTTGATGTAAAAAGTGGAGAAGCTGCTAATACAGCTAATTTTAATTCTACAAGTGGAGCTACAAATATAACTTTTGAAAGCTCTGGCTCATTAATAGGTCAAATGGAATTTGCATCATCTGGCACATCTCAAATAGTTACAAGAACATCTGCAACTTTAGCACTTGGTTCAAATAATGTAAAAACACTTTACATAACAGATGATGATATGGTTGGTATTTCCACAACGACTCCTCAAAGCCGATTACAGGTAGGAACAGGCACAGGCACAACAAGCCATTTTGGAGGAATAGGAACATCTAATACACATTATACAGGCATAAGTCTTGGATACACAGAAGCTGGTAATGCTAATTATAGAAAAACTATGATTGTTCAAGAGCAAATAGGAGATGGTAGTGCAAGAGGACATTTACATTTTCTTGTTGATATTGCCGCTGATGGTAATAGTGCAGTTTTAGGTGATGCAAAATTAAAAATACATGGAACTACTGGTGATATTTATGTGCCAGCCGCATCTCAAAATATGTTTTTTGGTGGTACGAAAATAAAAGGTGAACACGATTCAAACAATAGAAGATTGTTTTTTTTAGGTAGTGGTGACAACTATATGACTTTTGGTTGTTATGACGATAATTCTTACGGATATATAGAGAATTACAATAACTCAACAGGTCTTTATATTTTTACTGGAGCCGCAGGAGCTGATTTAATTCTTGATTCTTACGGAGCAGCTTCACTTAAACCTTATGGAGATGAAGAATTTGACTTAGGGGAATCAAGTTTTCGATTTGATGATGTATATGCTTCTAATGGCACAATACAAACATCTGATAAAAGAATGAAAGATAATATTAAAGAATCCTCTCTTGGTTTAGATTTTATAAACAAACTTAATCCTGTAGAATATAAATGGAAAGATTATGATTACACTAAACCTGCTAGTCCAGAAGGAGATAGAAAAGAAGAAATTATAAAACGCACATACAAAAGAACTCATTATGGTCTTGTTGCACAAGAAGTAGAAAAGGTTTTAACCGATAGTGGGTTAACAACAGAAGACTTTGCACCAATTATTTATGATGAAGATGCTGATAGATATGGTATGAGATATACTGAAATGATAGGAATACTTATAAAAGGTATGCAAGAACTATCAGCAAAAGTGGAAGCGTTAGAAAATGCGTAAAAAACTAAATCAATGGGCAGATGCTGATAAAGCTATTCACACAATAGTTATTGGTGGTTTTATAATAGCATTTATGATAAGCATCTTTAGTTGTCAAGAGTATTACATAGGCAAGTCTGAGGAAGAGTTAGTTAAAGAAATGTTTGAGTTAGACAGTTTGATGCGTAAAGTTGTATGGACAGCAGATAGTTTAGGTGTAAGATGATTGGGTTTATGGTTGGATTAGTAGTAGGTATTTTTATTGGCATGGAAGATTTAGGAGATCCTGTGCCTTATCAAACTATTACTTACTCAGATAGTAACAGTGTAGTTAAAATTTATAATAGCTCAGCTTTTAAATATCGTTATATGCCTAATGCGTATGCAGTAGGTTGGAATACACATGACTATCGTTATTGGGATACTAGACATATAGATACACCTGTCTTAACTAAAAGTATTATAATTAATAGAAAACCTAAACCTAGACCGAGGATAAAAGATGAAGAATGATTGCTGTTGTTGTTGCTGTGGATGTAAGAAATGACTAAACCACTAGGACAAGACTCAAGCCTTAACATTAGCCTTCCTATGATTTTTCAGATTGTAGGAATAATATCTGCGTTTGTTTGGGGCTATGGAGAGTTAAATGGTCGTATATCTTTTCTTGAGTATCAAGTAAAAATAAACGAAGAGCATATTGCAGCTATAGAAGAAGATGCAAAGATTAGTCAAAATGCTGAAATTCCTGCTGATATAAGGCAGAATGAAAAAATTCAAATACTTGAAAAAGAAGTAGAAAGATTGCGTAATGGCAAACGGAATTAACGCAGACAGTCAAATTCATATATCAGTAGCTTTATTAATTAAAGCAGGTATATTAATAGCTATAGTTGTTGGTTCTTGGTATCAAGCACAAATGCGATTTGCATCTATTGAAGTAAGATTAAATGATATGCACGAAGAAGTTTTAGTATTAAGTTCTAAGGTAAGCAGTATAGAATCAAAACATATTGTGCAATTAGAAGAACAAAACAAAACCCTAATGGAAAAAATAGGATTAAAAAGAAAATAAGGAGTTAAAATGGCTAACGATAAAAATACAAAAAAAGAATCGCCAGTTGTAAATATTGACGGAGAAGAATATAAAATAGAGAATATGAGTAATGATCAAAAAATTATGTTGTCGCATATTCAAGATTTAACTAGAAAAATAGAAACAACTCAATTTAATCTACAACAAATGCAAGTAGGTAAAGATTCTTTTGTAAAATTATTAAAAGATGAATTAACTAAAGATGAAGATAAAGATAAATAATATAGATAGAGTATTATCTAAAAATGGAAAATCTGATGTATGTACAGTAATACATTACAATATTGAACATACTACAGTAATAGGAAAATATGATTCAAAAAGCGAAACAAGTTCTACTTATGGAGTTATAGGTTTAGAAGAACCAGGTAATACTTTTATAGAGTATAAAAAATTAACAGAAGAGAATGTTATTAAATGGGTTGAAGATTATTTTGGTGAAGATGGATTATCTGAAATAAAAGATAATTTAGAAAAACAAATACAAGAAAAAATATCTCCAACTACAGGTAAAGGATTGCCCTGGTAATGATTGAAAATTGGACAGAAATAGGATTTGCTGGATTAGCAGCAGGTATATTGTGGATGACATTTAAATGGATGACTAATGAGTTAAATAAAAAGATTGACGATTTGCATGATATTATTATAAAATTAATAGATGCAAAGAATGTTATGGTAGATAAGTTTCAAGAATTAAATGACGAAGTTACAGATCAATTAAATTACATAGAAGCAAAACTAGGTAATGGTCGTGGATCTAAACAAAAAAGAAAGGCTAATAAAAGACAATGAAAAGATATACAAGTAAAAAAACATCTGGTATGAAAAGTAAAAAAAAGAAAACAGGTGGAAGAAAAAAAATGGGTTCAAAAGTAGTTAAACGTAAAAGAAGTGCTTATTAATGGCTAAAACAGTAAAAGGTGTAAGTGTATCTGCTTTAAACGTAAGACAGCAAAGTGCTATGAAAAGACACGCTAAACACCATACTGCAAAGCATTTAAGATCTATGGTAACTGCTATGAAAAAAGGAAAAACTTTTACACAGTCACATAAAATAGCCATGAAGAAGGTAGGTAAATAAATGCCAAGAAAGAAAAAACGTAAAGGTTTGTATGCTAATATTCATGCTAAACGCAAAAGAATAAAAGCAGGTTCTGGTGAAAAAATGAGAAAGCCAGGAACAAAAGGCGCACCTACTAAAAAAGCTTTTAAAAAATCTGCTAAGACAGCAAAGAAAAGGAAGCGATAATGGCAGCTAAAAAAAGAAAAAAGAAATCACCAGCTTGGACTAGGAAAGCAGGTAAGAATCCTAAAGGTGGATTGAATGCAAAAGGCAGAGCATCTTATAAAGGTGGTACTTTAAAAGCTCCAGTAAAAAGTGGAGACAATCCTAGACGAGCATCTTTTTTAGCACGCATGGGTGGTATGCGAGGACCAGAATATAAAAAAGGAAAGCCTACTAGATTACTATTGTCTTTAAGAGCGTGGGGTGCTAGTAGTAAGGCTGATGCTAAAAAGAAAGCAGCAGCAATATCTAAACGAAACGCAGCTAAGAAAAAGAAGAAAAAGAAATGATAGATTCTACGAAGGTTATACTCAACGGTTCTTTAGGAGTAGGAGTATGGTGGGTAAATTTACCAATGGTATTGCAAGTAGCAGTATCAATAGCAACATTAATATATTTAGTAATTAAAATAAAAAAGGAACTATAATGATACAAGAAATGATTATGAAGTATTTATTTAATGATGAGAATAGAGATAAGATCATTAGTGAATTAAATAAAAACGTAAACATTCCAATTATAAACGAAGATACAGAAGAAAAGATTATTGCAGCTATCTATGATGTATTTGAAGATGTAATGGGAAAGGTATTAAAGAAGTAATGCGAACTACTTTTGGAGAAATTATACAAGAAGTTTTACGTCACGAAGGTGGATACGTAAATGACTCCCTAGACAAAGGTGGAGAAACGAAGTATGGAATCTCAAAAAGAGCGCATTCAGATGTAGATATTAAAAATTTAACAGTAGAAGATGCGTGTGCTATTTACAGAGAACATTACTGGAAACCTTGCAAAGCAGAAAAACTACCTGAAGAATTAAGAGAACCTTACTTCTTATTTGTAGTCAATGCTGGTCAAGGTAACGGAGTAAAGGTTCTGCAAAGAGCATGTAATGGTAAAAATGGTAAAGGTGAACAAATAGATGTTGATGGTAGAATAGGTAGAATGACAATTAGAGCATCTCAAAAACTAGAAAAAAATAGATTTATATCTTACATCGTATTGCATTACGCAAAAATAGTATACAGAAATGATTCACAAGAACGTTTTTGGTACGGTTGGTATAAACGAGCATTAGGTTTATAATTTGACAATAAAAGATACTGTAGTAATATTTCCAGATATACACTTTCCTCATCACGATGAGAAAGCATTTAGTTGTGCTTTAAAAGTGTTAGAATACATAAAGCCATCAGCTTTTCTCTGTATAGGAGATTTTGCTGAAGGCGAGAGCGTTTCTCACTGGCAGTGGTCCAAGAAGAAGCGCCCCCCTCTGGAATATCAGTTACCTGCAATTAAAATGGAAATAATGGCAGTTAACGAAGGTTTAGATAGAATAGATGCTTCATGTAAAAAAGCTAAAGTAAAAAAGAAGATTATGACTATGGGTAATCACGAACTTTGGTTTGACAACTTCGTAGAAGAGAATCCATACCTTAAACAGTACGGTTCTATGAAAGCATTTAAAATGAAAGAAAGAGGGTATGATGCATATCCTTATGGTAAGTATGTAAAAATATTAGGATCTAAATTGTATGCATATCATGGTGGACATTACAGTGGTGTTAACCACACACGAAGTCATGTTATGAATTTAGGAGTAAATATTATATATGGACATACCCATGATAGTATGAAGTCTGTTGTAACGCATTTAAACGGAGCAAAGATGGCTTACTCTATGGGATGTTTATGTAAGATGGAAAAAGATTTTTTAAAGAATAGACAAACTAACTGGACACATAATGTTGGAGTGTTAGATATATTTAGTGATGGTAACTTTAATTTAAATGTGTTAACAATAGTAAATGGTAAAACAAGTATCAATGGAAAGATTATAGGATGAAACGATTAAGTGATGTTTTGTCTGATCGCAGAAAAGTTTACGGAACTAAAAAACGTAAGAAGAAAAAGAAAAGAAAAAGGAAAGTAAAGAAACGTGCCTAAACAAACGTTTACATTAAATGATTTCTCAGGTGGACTAGTTGATGCTAATAATGCTAGGGATATACCTATTAATGCATTGTCTGAAGCCGATAACGTATCCTTAACGCTTAGAAATTCAATAAATACACTTGGAGGTGGGGTAGCACATAATCTCTTGACTCCAGCTAAATTTAGTACATTAGCAGCAGGTGATAGCAATACAACTGATACAAGTATTATTGGACATCTTGCAGCTGGATACGGTGTATTTCCTTTTGAATCTGATTTTGATCTAGGTTCTGCACCTAGCAGCACATCTGCATCTGGAGCGTTAGACCAGGGTTCTAAGTATATTATGTATATAGATTGTTTAAATGGTCAAATGCATGTATATGATTATAATACGCGTACCTTAAATTTAAACTCTACGTTTCCACAAAGCTTAAATCAAGGTGTTAATACAGATATAGAAAATTTTGATTTTAGTGGTAGTACGTTAACATACGCACAAGCAGGTACTAGTTTTGGTGATACTATAACAGATCAAAATAATCAATTTTTAGGAGATGGGCTTGGTAGTTCTATTGCTGGACATATGAGTACAGATGATTACATACGAATTGAAAATGATACAAATAACAGTAATGCTAATAATTTTCAATGTTTACGTATACGTGATGTAAATAGAAGTAGAATTACATTAGATCATAAAAATATTGTTACTGTATCAGGAAGCACTGTTAATGGTGGTGCTACTAATATGCAAGTGTTAATAAAACCTGTATTTACATATGCTGATAATGCTGTAAGAATATCTGATGCATCATTTTTTCTAACAAAAAAAGAAAACAATGATAGTGAAGATTTTCAAACTACCTGGTATGGGTATATAAAAAATATACATTTTGGTAATGGTAGTAATGGAACTAGACTAAGCACTGCTGCTAATGGTGTGTTTAATGGTTGGGATTTAAAAAATAATGACCTTAAAGCCCCTAGTGCCGCAGCTATTGTTACATCAGAAACTTATCCAAGCGGAGCAGGAACAGGTTTTAATTTAGAATTACAAGGCACAACAGATTTAACTACATCTGATTGGGCTAATGCAGATTACCAAATAGCAATGTCTTATGTATATGAAAATGAACAGGAATCATTATTATATGTACCTACATCTAACAATACTTTTAATCCAGGTGCTGCGGATAAAAAATTAGAATTTATAGTTTATGGCAATGCTACTTACGATTCACGAATACGTGGTTTTAGGTTTTATGCACGACTAAATAATACTAATGATCCATGGTTTTTGGTTATAGATGGTAATATGGAAAAAGGTATTAGAACAAAATTATCAGACAGTGAATTTGAAAATTTTGAAACACCAAGCGCAGGAGCGCATGCAACTAACGCAAGAAGTAACTCTGCATTTTCTACTGGAATAAATTTAGAAACGTATGAAATTATAAATGGATTTAGTCCAGACGAAGATTCTATTACTATATCAGGATATAAAGAAGGTTATAAAACAGCAGTTATTACAAACAGAAGAAGTTTTGTTGCTAACGTAAGAACAAGGTTTAGTAAAGATGCTAATTCAGATGTTAAAGAACATCATGGTGATAGAATAATGTACACACCTGTAAATAAGTTTGACACCTACCCACGTAGTTATTTTATAGACGCAGTTAAAGGTGATAGTGGTTCGTATGTAAAATTAGAATCATTTGCAGATAGATTGTTAGCTTATAAACAAGACAAATTGTTTTTAATTAATATAGCATCACCACAACCTGCTGGTTGGTTTTTAGAACAAGCAAAAGACTTTGCTGGTTGTAAACATCCTGCCGCTGTTCAAAAAGCAGAGTTTGGAGTTATGTGGGCAAATGAATTTGGTTTCTGGTTATACGATGGTAGACAGTTTATTAATCTTATATCAGGTAAAATACATGAAGATACTTGGGAAAGTTTTTATACAAATGGAACTATTGTTGGATTTAACCCTAAAAAGAATTATGCAGTTATAGTATCTGATAGTATTAATACAGCTAATTCAGATGTATTTATATATGATTTTAGAACTGCAAGTTTTACCAAAGGAACAAATTCTTTATACACACAAACAAGTGATTTTGGTGATGGTGTAGTTTTAAGTAATTTTTTTGTAGATCATGACAAAAATTTAAGTTATGGAATGCAACGATTAAAAATTGGTAATGATGTAAACAATACTGGAAGTATAGACGAAACGTTTACGTTTTTAGAATGGTCAGAAACAGCTAAAGGTGGCTTAAATGCAACAGGCCCAGATTCAATATTAATAACTAAAGATATAGATTTTGGTGATCCAGGCAGAGTAAAAAGATTTTATAATATTATTATTACATATAAATGCAATGGAACGGTATCTAATCCTGTACATTATGCAGTTGATAATAAAACAACTTTTACAAATATATCAGGAACTAATTTTGTTAATACGTCTAATAATTATGACGTACAAACATTTTCACCAACTGTACCATTTGAAGGACAAAGTGTTCGTTTAAAAATACAAGGGTTTACTGGTGTAAATTTAGAGATAAATGATATTACTATAGAGTATAGATCTCTATTGAAAGCTGCTAGTTAATGGATAGCATAGAAAGAAAATTTAGAAACGTATCGCAAAATAAACTAGCGATTACAAATAAACCACCAAGTGTTTTTCAAATGAATGATGGTGAACAAGTTATAGCAAAGGAAGTTGGTAAAAATCCAAAGCTATACATAAAGTTAAATAACACTTTATACTTTAATGAATTTATAGAAGTGTCGAAAGGAAGTTAAGATGGCTAGTGCAGCTGATGTTATGTTTGCTCAATTGCAGCAAGATGAAGCAAACAAACTAAATGAACAAATAACAAGACAAAACGAAGATCTGCGAAAACGTAGAGGTAAAATGGGTATTGGTAGAATGCTTGGTGCTGTAGGTGGAGGATTGCTAGGTTTAGCACTTGCACCTGTAACTGGTGGAGCTTCTTTATATGCTGCTATAGGAGCAGGTGTAGGTTCACGAGTAGGTTCTGAAGCAGGAACTCGTGGTGCTTTTGGAGATGCAAGTATAGATAAAGTTGA